TACCTTTACTATCAAACTATCAACCGATTCCCTCGCGGGTCTGCAAGACCAACTGAACGAGTACGCCCTCCACGTGGGTGCTGCGACCAGACAAGCGGCTTTGGAGGTCGCCAAGGCAGGCGCCGAGGATGCGCGAGAGACGGTCCCCGTGGGCATCGGTGGCCTTCGTTCGTCCATCCGCGCCGTGCCGACCGCGAGGGGCGCCGCCGTGGTGGCCGCTTCGCGGGAGGCTGCGTTCGTGGAGTTCGGCACCGGACTCGGGAACGCCGGACCCGACGCCGCGAGGCTCGGGGTCGGTCCGAGAACGCTGGGACACCAGGACTGGGCGAACGGCTGGCCCTTCTTCTCCCTCATGGCGGGTGATTGGCGAACGACCACAGGACAGAACGGGCGCGGATTCATGTACAAGGCGAGCCAGCTCATGCGCAGCCAGCTATCCGAGACGGTCGCACGGGAGGTCAGGCGATGAACGACTTCGAGTACGAGATATACGACGTTGCCGTGAGAAGCCTTGAGGCCTCGTTCCCCGGCATCACATGCTCCGCCGATGACCTCACGGGAGAGCCGGCCCTGCCCGCCGTCCAGATTGTCCTGATTGACCAGACGCCCGACACCAAGACCGCTGTGAGCGGTGACCACGAGGTGTTCACGTGGCACCAGTTCGAGGCCCAGGCGTACAGCTCGACCGGATACATGGAATGCAAGGCCATCCTCAAGAACGTCGATTCGACGCTATCGAGGATGGGTTTCACACGACAGATGATGCAGCGTGTCGCCAATGCGGCGGATGGTTCGACGTTCCGTATGGTCGCACGTTGGCGGGCACGCATCAACGCGCGCGGGGAGGCCTCGGCCTGATTCAGACCGATACCTCGGTCATGCCCGCAGACATCAAACTTATCACTAAGGACCTCACGAAAGGAGCCTTTTATGGCTATCGCCAGCATCGATACATTCCTCATGAACCTCAACGCCACAACCAAGAAGTTCGAGAAGCTGCTCGACATCAAGACCTTCCCGGACCTCGGCGGTGCCCCCGAGACCATCGACGTGACCACGCTCAGCGACCACGTTCAGAAGAACCTCGCGGGCATCCAGAAGATGAGCGCCCTCGCGTTCACCGCCAACTTCGACAAGGATGACTACGCCAAGGTCGTCGCCCTGGAGGGCACCGACCAGTCGTGGGCCGTCGTCCTGGGCGCGACCCCGACCGGAACCCCCGATGGCCACAACGGCATCTTCAAGTTCCGTGGCGAGATTTCCGTCTACCTCAAGAGCGGAAAGGTCAACGACCCCATTGAGATGGACCTCTCCATCGCCGCCAGCACCGCTCCGGCCATCGATGCCGTCCTCGACCCCGTGGGCCTCGCCGAGGAAGACGCACCCGCCCTCGTGACCGAGTAATCGGCATTCGACCAGCGGCGTCACCCAACAAGGAGGAAGCATGTCAGAACTGAAACTGATGGACGAGACCAAGAGCTTCATCGAAGTCGAGGATGTGGACGGCAAGACCGCCTACACCCTCGGCTTCAACCGAGCCGTCGTGAAGTCGATGGAGAGCCAGGGCTTCGACGCCCGTGAGTTGGACACCAAGCCCAACACCATGATGGAGATTCTCATCATCAACGCCTTCAAGTGGAAGCAGCCGAAGATGACCCCCGTGCAGTGCCTCGACGCATGGGCCACCTTCGATGACCCCCAGGACCTTCTCATGGAGCTGGTCAAGCTCTACAGCGTTCCCGCCAATGCCCTCATTGCAAACCCTACCGGGGAAGCGACGAGCCGCATGAAGTGGCGGCTGGTCTAGAGGGGCCGGCCGAGGAGCTTCCCGCCGACGTATCCAACGGGAGAATCTTCGACAGCGTTCTTCCCACCTATCTCCTCATAGGCATGACCCCCGAGGAGTTCTGGGAGGGAGACCCATGGTTGGCGGCGGCCTACCGCGAACGGGAGAGGCTGCGCCAGGAGAGGCTCAACGCCGAGCAATGGAGACTCGGTGCGTATGTCTACGAGGCAATACTTCGGTGCGCCCCCGTTCTCACGTTCCACACCGAGGAGACCAGTCCGGAACCATGGCGGGAGAGACCGTTCGGCATGGAGGAAACGCTGGAATCCAAGGAGAGCAAGCGGCAGGAGGAAGCCCGCGTAGCGAATAGCCAGGTGGCGGCAGCCCTTATGAACTTCGCGCATCAGTTCGAGGAACGATAGGGGCAGCTCATGTCCGAGGGAACCATAGACGAACTCAGAATCGAAGTCGAGAGCGACGCGAGTGCTGCCCAGAGCAGCATTCGCGCTCTCGCGGCCGATGTGGGTGTTCTCAAGAGCGCGTTGAGCGGCGGGACTTCCGACCTCAGTGCGTTCGCCAAGGACATCAACGCTCTCAAGGACGCCAAGGTCTCGCCCACGGTAGGAACCCAACTCCATGCGATAGCCGAAGCCGCCAACTCGTTGGGGTCCTCGGCCAACAACATCACCGCACTCGCCCAAGGCCTGAGCGGTCTCAACGGCCTCAAGGTATCCTCGTCCATCGGCTCTCAGCTCTCCAAGATAGCTGCCGCGACCTCGGGCCTCGACACGGCGGGCATGGGCGAGGCGGGGGCCGCGATAGCTTCCATCGCCAGCGGTGTCTCGGGACTCTCGGGCGTCAAGATATCCTCGTCCGTCGCCAACCAGATAAGAAGCATCGCCAAAGCCATCCCCGAACTCAACTCGGTCGACATCGACACCGCGCAGTTCGACAGGCTCAACGTCGCCCTCAGCTCGCTCTCCACCATACCGAAGAGCAACATCACCTCGCTCGTCAACGCCCTCAGGAAGCTGCCCGAGGCGGCCGCCGGGCTGCACTCGCTCGACTTCGCCAGCTTCGCGTCCGACTGCCAGCGGCTCTCGGCGGCGCTCGGCACGCTCCCCACCAAGCTGGAGTCGGTCGGGTCGGGACTGAGGGCGCTCAGGTCGGCTTCCGTGGGGAGCATGTCCGGCGCGGCGTCGGAGGGCAACGCGCTCTCGGAGTCGCTCGGCAGGATCGTCGGCATCGGCGCGGGCGTCGCCGGCGTGGTGGCGTCGTTCCAGCAGGCGTCGCAGGCCGTGTCGTACTGCGTCACCCAGGTGAACAGCTACATCGAGGACATGAACATCTTCAACGTGGCCCTCGGCTCCTACGCGTCGAACGCGCAGACCTACGCCGAGAGGGTCGCGTCCGTCATGGGCATCAACGTCCAGGACTGGATGCGGAACCAGGGCGTCTACGACACCATGGCGCAGGGCATGGGAATCGCCACCGACCGCGCCAAGGAGATGTCCCAGCAGCTCACCCAGCTCTCCTACGACATATCCTCCTACTACAACATCAGCGTCGAGGACGCGAGCACCAAGGTCCAGGCGGGCCTCGCGGGACAGCTCAGACCCCTGCGCCAGCTCGGCTACGACCTCTCTGATGCTCGCCTCAAGGAGGACGCCCTCGGGTGGGGCATCAGCCAAAACGTCGATACCATGACCCAGGCCCAGAAGGCCACCCTACGCTACAAGGAGATGCTCTCGCAGTGCACGTTCGTCCAGGGCGACATGAGCCGCACGCTCGCGTCCCCGGCCAACCAGCTCCGCATCCTCCAGGCCCAGTTCGAGGTCACTGCACGCGCCGTGGGCGAGGCGTTCCTCCCCGCCCTCACGGCCATCGTCCCCATCGCCATCGCCGTCATGCGCGTGATAGAGAAGCTCGCATCGGCACTCGCCGCCATCACGGGCGGCAAGGTCATAGCGGGCATCAACTACTCGTCCAACAAGTCGGGTACCAAGACCTCGTTGGCGGGTCCCAAGGCCAAGGCGGCCGCTCCCGCCGCTATGGGGGCCAAGGCGGCTGGCCCCGCACTGACGGCGGGTGCCCCGCTCATGAGTGCGGTCTCGCCCCTCATGGCGGCGACCGCACCTGTGCTCGGGGTCGCTGCGACCGGAGGTTCCGGCGAGACGGCTGCGGTCAAGAGTCTCACCATGAGCTTCGACCAACTCGCCATCAGTGCGGCCACGGCGGCCAAGAAGATAAAGGAGATACGAGACTACACCCTCAGCCTTGACGAGCTGCACGTGAACGACCCCTATGAGACGGCATCTTCCGGTTCTTCCGGTGGTGGGGGTTCTGGTGGCGGAGCCGGGGGCGGTGTCGGTGGTGCTGGCATAGACACGGGTGCCCTCGATGCCCTCGACCTCGACCTGCCCACCTACGACTTCCTCGGTGCGGCCCAGAACATGACGGACGGCATCCTTAGCGAGATGATGTCTGGTGTCGATAAAGCGGGCACCATCATGCAGCCTCTCGTTGGGATGTTCGCCGATGTCTGCAACAGGATAGCGGCTCAGGCCAAGGGTCTCGACATCGCAGGTGCGTTTGGCGGGGCCGTCCTCGCGGGCCTTACCGCGTTCTCGGCATTCGGCATCCAGGCGACCACCATCCTGGGGAACATCCTCGTGGCGTTCAACGTCCCCGAGACCTTCACGCTGGCCCTCGCCACCGTGACCCAACTGTTCCTGACGCTCTCCACGGGAATCGACGCGGCGGGGTCGTTCCTCAGGGGGTTCACCAACCTCGCGGTGGTACCCGCCGTCGCGTGGATAGGTAGCGAACTCAGAGGGGCCATGGTCCTCGTCATCGACGTGGCGCAGCAATGGCAGACGTGGTTCTCGAACAACTGCGACGCGCTCGGTAGGCTCGGCGGCGCGCTGGGGCAGGGCACGAGTCTCGTGCTCGGGTTCGCCGCCGCCCTCGCCACACCCATCCTCAATGCCATCGCGGGGACCGTCGAGGGCATCAGCTCAGCAGTCATGGGCCTCGCCACCATGCTCGTGAGCCTCGGCCAGGCCACCCCGATAGTCCAGGGTCTCGGTGTCGTGCTCGGGGCATACATCGTCAACCAGGCGGTCATCGCGGGCGTCAGCCTGCTCGGAACGGCGTTCGAGCTGATGGGCAACCGGGTGCTCGCGTCCTCCACGACCGCGACCGCGCAGGCCGGAAGTCTCGGCACCGCGCTCAAGGGAACGCTCGGCGAGGCTTTCGCCAACACATCGGCCATGGCGAGGACCTTCAACAGCGTCGTGTCGGGCAGCCGCGAGACCATGCAGAGCAGCGTCTCCGAGACGGCCACGTTCAGGACGGGCCTCGCATCCCTCGCCAGCAACACGGCACGGGCGGCGGAGGCCCAGATGGGATTCGCTTCCCACCTCGGCACCCTCAAGGCCAAGCTCGCCGCAGCCAAGACGCAGGTGCATGACTTCACCGAGAGCATCACCTCGGACACACGGGCGACCAAGGCGAACGGCGAGGGGCTGACCCTCGCATCGCGCCTCAGGGAGAAGTACAAGACGGCTACGCAGGCCGCCAAGGACGCGGAGATTGCGGCCACAGCGGCCACCGGGACCTCCAAGGCGAGCCTCAAGGAGCAGGCCGGCCTTCTCGGCACCGCAGCGGCTCAGACCGTCGTGGCGACGGGAACCAAGGGCGCGTACACCATCGCCCAGATTGCAGCCAACGTGGCCGAGACGGCGGGGGCCGCCGCGTCGAGCCTCCTGGCCGCAGCCATGGACGCCATCCCCGGCATGGCGCTGGTGAGCATACTCGGGGCGCTCGTGCCCCTGCTCGGCAACATGGTCAGCGGGTTCGTCAACTGGCTCGCCACCTCGACCCCGCTCGCCCCGCTGTTCAGCGGCATCAACAGCGTGCTCTCCGCCCTCGGCATCACCACGAGCGACACCGCTTCCGACACGCAGGACGCCACCGATGCCACCGACGCGAACACGCAGGCGGCCCAGGAGCAGGCGGACCAGCTCAAGCAGACCACTAGCAGCATCGAGGACTACGCGAAGAGCCACGGCTGGCTCAAGGACGCCATGGACGCCAACGGCGTGAGCGCCGACGACCTCGCCGCCAAGGTGGGCGGGGACGAGGATGCCTTCGATGACGCCGCCCAGGCGGCCGACGACTTCGCCACCGCCACCGTCAACGACTTCGGCAAGATAGACGAGTCCTCCCAGATATCCGTCGACGAGATGGTGGACAGCCTCAACAGCAACGTGGCGGCGACCGCCGACTGGTCCGCGAACCTGCAAACGCTCATGTCGGAGACCGGGCTGGGTGCCCAAAGCAACTTCATCAAGGCCCTGGAAGAGGGCGGACCGACCAAGTACAGCAAGACCCTCCGGGACCTCGTGGCCGACGGCAACGAGGACGCCCGCGCCCAGATAGTCGCCGACGACAAGCAGATAGGCACCGAAGGCTACCAGAGCTTCGTGGACGGGGTGAACAACAACGGGGACACCTCCGACCTCACCAAGGCCATGGCCGGCTTGAGCACCGCAGCCGCGAAGAGCACCACGCTCCACGACCCCGATTTCAGGGCGTCGGGCGAGGCCAGCGGCACCGCGTACAACGACGGACTCGCGAGCACGACGGACGCGGGTAACAAGCAGGGACAAGCGGTCCAGACCGCCACGGTCCAGGGTATGAACGGCGGCGCGGGCTATGACGCGGCCAAGAGCGCGGGTCGCAACCTCTCAGGTGGCTACTTCGACGGCATCACCGAGGCCGCGAACGAGAACATGGGCAGCATGGCCGCCGTTCGTCAGACCATCATCGACAGCCTCAACGGCGGCAACGGTTACAACGAGGCCCTCTCCGCAGGCAAGAACCTGGGAGGAGGTTTCTGCGACGGCATCGACACCGTGGGGAAGCGCGCGGTGAACGAGGCGGCCTCGATGATGCGCAAGGCCGTCGAGGGCTTCAACGGAGGGGCTGGATACAAGCAGGCCAACGACGCCGGACGCAACATGTCGGGCGGCTACTGCGACGGCATCGAGTCCTACGGCAGCAAGGTCCACGCCACGGGCAGCGACCTGGCCGACACCGCCGTGGGCGGCCTCGGGTCCAGGCACGGCGCGGCCGAGGACGCGGGCAGGAACCTCGGTGGCGGCTTCGGCGACGGCATCTCCGACACCAGGTACACCCTCGCCAACGTCGGCAGCGATGTTGCGCAACAGGTCGTGGCTGGTCTCGGTAGCAAGCACTGGGGCGCGTACGACGCCGGGCGCAACCTCGCGGGCGGGTTCGGCGATGGCGTTGGCAGCATGGGCCTCTTCTGGGTCGGCAGCGACCGGGGCCAGGACGCCGTGAACGGCATGGGCGACCACTACTGGGGCGCATACGACGCGGGCAAGAACCTTGACTGGGGCATGGTCAACGGCATCAACGCCCAGAGCGGCGCGGTCTACTGGGCTGCACACCGCGTGGGCGAGAGAGCCGTGCAAGGCTCCCATGACGGTGCCCAGGAGGGGTCGCCCTCCAAGGCCACCTTCCAGCAGGGCAAGTGGTTCGACATGGGCATGATAAACGGCATCGACTACATGGCCGATGACGTGGCCACGAGCGCGGGCAGCATGGCGAAGGGGGCCATCACCGCGGCCAACCAGAGCGCGTCCTTCGCCCTCCGCTCCGGCGCGCTCTCCCTGGGCACGCCCGCCGTGAGCGTCAGTTCGAGCAGCTCGCAGACGTTCACGTTCGACCAGGACCGTCTGTTCGACACCATCGAGCGGGCCATGGTCTCGGCCATCGAGAAGAAGTCCGGCGTGTTCACGACCGAACTCGACGGGGTGGACGTGGGCAAGCGCATCGACTACGCGATGAAGAAGGCAGGGGAGTGGTAGAGGTGTTCCAAGCCAAGAACGAGGGATATATACGGCTGTCCCAGAACGGGACCGATTGGACCTCGCTCCCGACCCCCAAGAAGGGGTCGGGAACGTTCCAGGTGCAGACCACCGTGAACGGTGGCCGCAACGCGAATGGCGACTTCATCGGCCAGCCCATAGGGTCGGATAAGTGCAAGATTGATTGTTCGTGGGCGGCACTTGAGGATGATGCATTCCACAACCTCCTCGCGCTCTTCGACCGGGACCAGGGCGGCTCGTACGTCTGGTATGTGGAGTTCTACGACCCGCGCTACGGGCGTCGCGTCGTGCGCGAGATGTACGTGGGCGACCGCAAGGCGACCCCCTACATGGCCGACTCGTCGGGCAGGGCGACCATGTGGGTCGACGTGCAGTGCAACCTCGTGGAGGTGTGAGACGGTGAACGTCTACGAAATCGAGGACAGCTCGAAGCCTTTTGTGGTGAAAATGTCCCTTTACAAATCTGGCTTGACCCTTTGGAGGGGTTCGGTCAACCTCGGCGACTGGGCGCTCGTCTTCTACGTCGATAGCGGCGCGAGCTTGCTCAAAGTGTGTTACGAGTCGCCAGAGACGTCCAAGGAACAATTGTCCGAGGTCTTCAACGACCCCGGGTTCCCTGTCACCATCACCAAAGACTCGGCGACCGTCGACATCACATTGTCCTTCGCGGCCTTAGCCTCGTCGCCCATTGTGACGGTCACCAGTCCCGGTTTGTTGTCAACCCCCGTGGCGTTCCTCTATACAAAGTGGGGCACGTCGCGCAAGGTCTGGCCTGCGGACGAGCGCACGGGCCTTTGGGCACTGTCCGGCCTTGTTCCTGTGTCGTCTCTCACGACTCCTCTCAGTCGGTGGCACGACGAGCAGCAGAAGACCCTCATGGCTTCTGCGACTTGGACGCTGACGCACTGGACCGCCACCTTTCCCACGGCCACCAGTGATTCGGGGGCGGGTTCCTCGACGCCATCAGACCTGCTCGTGAGGACGTTTACGAAGGAAGGGACACCGGTCGGGTCCCTGCTTGATATGCAGACTAGGGAAATCGTCTCGGCCACAAACGATAAGAGCGTGGCCTCCACCGCCACCATAAGGCTCCGTCCGCCGTCGGCGCTCGGCAGCACTTCGGAGATAGACGCATATGTGTCGAGTTTCAGCCTAGGCTCTCCGCTGCGTCTCGCGGCGAAACTTGCGACCACTGACAGCGAAGCAACTTCCACGAGCTATTGGTTCGTGGAGAGCGCCACCTACGACCGTGTGGGAGGCCATGTAACAATCATCGCGCAAGACCTGCGCGGATTGCTCCAGGACACGACGTGCGACCCCTTGGACTTGCTTGGTGGGACGCCTCAGTGGTATCCATCGACCCTCGTCAGCAGGATTGCGGACATCGTGCTCGTGGGTCCTGTCGCCGATAGGTCTCACGGCATCGCGGGTATATCCACGCACGCCCAGACAGGGTCGCTCGAATATCCCGCGAGACCAAACGTATGGGCTGTCGTGCTATGGGCACCCGACTCAACGAACGAGAAGCTGGCCCCCTTTCCGCTCATCGTCTCGGATGGGACAGGCGACAGACTGTTCTACGCGGGGGTTGGCTACATCCCGTCTACAATGACGCTCCTTGACGCCATAACGTACCATCTCGCGCTCACCGGTTCGTCACTGGTCCCCGGGACAGACGGCGCACTTCACGTCTCGGTGGCTACGCCAGGCACTGCCAAGCCTTCCGACTATAGCATCAATTACGGTATGTTACGTGACTCGCTCGGGGTTAAGGCGTTCGTGCCCAATGTCTTCTCCGACGCCAAGGTTCACGACTACCGGCTGCGCTCGGCGTCGAACCAGTATACCTCAGCGGACGCGACGCTCTTGCCAACCGGGGGCACTGTGGTGTTCCAGCAGGACACATGCACGGCGGCGGGCCTCTGCGCGGTAAAGCGCGGTGAGGCGATGACCGCCTCCCCTTCGGTTGGTTGGCTCGGATTCCCCCACTCAACCCAGACCCTTCGCTCCTTGACCTACGACGCCGATATCTACGCCGACGTGCTTAGCTCGCTCGGTACCGCCTCGGTGACTATCTACCGGCCCACGATGCAGGACTATGTCTCGCAGTCTGTCGCCGTAGGAGGAGCGCGGCTTTATGACAACCCGCTTCTCGTCGTGACAAGCTCCGTGAGCGCTGTACTGGCAGGCGTCTGCCGCGACTTTGGCAACCTGTATACTTTCGACATCAGGGATGACCCGAGTCTTGAGGCCGGCATGACAGTACAGTTGCAGGTGGACACCACCTACAAGAACGTGCTGATAACCGAGGTGGACCGGACGTTCAACGGCGGGGCCACGGCCACCGTCACGGCGGTCCTGCTCGCCGACACGGGAGTGAAGGTGATACCGGACTCCATTGCGCTTTCCGGTACGTTCGAATGGCGCACGGGGGACGGAAGCCCATCGGTGGACATTCACCTCGTACCCGACGATACCGCCCTCGTGGCGGCGGGCGTCTCTCCCGGCTCCGTCGTCGTCAGGCTCTACGAGGACGGGACCCTCGTGGACTCGGGAACCCTCATGACCATGCGCGGGGCCAACGTGCCCCTTGCCTACGACGGCCGGGCAGGGTTCAGCGTCGAGCTGCTCGTCGGGGGCGTGAGCAAGGCCAAGGTGGCTCTCATGCGGTCTGCCCAGCACTCGGCACGCTCCGACGCCCTCGCGTCACCCACCGCCGACTGGAACGACACCCTCAACGATTGGAAGGCATGACATGGCTGACACACCCACCTACGTAGACGAGGCCTACCCCTATCCCAACCGAATCAAGCTCACCGCGGTGGACGCCCCGCACGGGGTCTACGACATGACCCGCCAACCGGGGGACGGGACCGCGGGGACGAAGCTCAACGCGGCCTTCTTCAAGGGCTACCAGGACCACTTCGAGGCCAGCGTGACCGCCAACGAAACGGCCCGCGAGAACGCGGAGACGGCACGTGCCACGGCCGAGACCTCCCGTGCGTCGGTGGAGGCCTCTCGTGTGACCGACGAGACGGCGCGAAAGACGTCCGAGACCTCCCGTGCGAGCGCCGAGGGCGCGCGCGTCACGGCGGAGACGGCCCGCAAGAGCGCGGAGTCCTCTCGTGTGAGCACCGAGACCGCTCGTGTCACGGCCGAGTCGGCGCGGAAGACCGCCGAGACGGCCCGTGCCTCGGCGGAGACCTCCCGCGCGAGCGCCGAGACGGCCCGTGTGGGTGCCGAAAGCTCAAGGGCGTCCGAGTTCACCCAGATGATGGACGCGGCCCAGAACCTCAAGTTCACGGTGCTCTCGAGCGGGCAGTACAACGCCTCGACGGGCGAGCCGACCGTCACGGGAACGCCGGGCGTGCTCTACCTCACCCCCGACACGTCGGGTACGGGGGACAACAAGTACAACGAGTGGGCCTACATCGGCAGCGCATGGGAGGAGTTCGGCCCCGCCGCCCCCACGCCCGTCGGCATCCCGACCGCGGACATCGACTCGGTGTGCGCCAACGGCCAGGTGGCGGGGACGAAGTACCTCAACGCCACGGGCCTCACGTACCTCTGGTCGAAGCTCAAGGGCGCGTTCGCCCCGCTCCTCCACCAACATAGCGCCGCTGACATCACGAGCGGAACACTGCCAATCACGCAAGGAGGAACCGGAGGAGCGACGGCGAGCGCGGCCAGACAGGCTCTTGGTGCCGCGGATACTGCATATATCTCTTCCGCAGACCGCTGGCATGAAGCGCATGGCAACAGTACCATCACCATCGTGCCTCCCCGGGATTGCACCCTTGACGTGTGCTTGGCGTTTGATTCCACGTGGGGTTGGGCTGGAAACCTGACGCATCTCAGTATCAACGCCCCGGCCGGACTCACCAAGGTAGCCTACTATACCGGAGCGTTGCTCGGTGGCGATACTGTCGGGAGGTTGCTGAACGCTCGGCTCGTGGTTTCTGGGGCAAGGGCCGGTACTTCTTACACCTTCTCCTATACGCTGACCGTCGATGGCGACCATAACACGCTCGGCAACTTTGCCAAGCCCAACTGGATAGCACACGAGGTATAGGAGCCATTCGTCGTGGCCTACTTCTGGCTGCGAACGGCCTAGGCCCTCGTCACGTAAGACCGATACGTTCTTTGTTTATGTGTCTGCCAACATGTATTCGTAGGTTCTGTCATGGCCGGAAGGACGCGAGTTGGACTGGATGACGCTTATCGCGCTTCTGGCATTGCTGGTTGCCGCCCTCGAACTCGTTCAACAGAGCGTGGGCGGCCACGATGACGCCACGGAACGGCTCGTGAGCATCGAGGCGACCGTCAAGAGCACGGCGGCCGGGGTGGCGAAAATCAACCAGCGGCTCGATGACTACGACGTTCGTATCCGTACCGTCGAGAGCAACCAGACGGCCCAGGCGACGCAGCTCGGTGTCGTCAAGAACTACGACGGCCGCATCCGGGCCGTCGAGGGTCAAGTGTCGGCTCAGAAGACGGAACTGGGTGCCATCGAGGACAGGCTTCATCGCATCGAGATTCATTGCGACAAGACCGCCATAGGGAACTAGGAGGAACGACAATGAAGCATCTAGAGGACATCATCATCTCGGCCGGTAAGACCTTCGGGCTGGCGTTCGGAGGCTGCATCATCGCCGGTATCGGCACCGCGCTCGCGGGCGCGAACGATGCCGTATCCATCAGGACGGCACTCATGGGTCTGGCGGTGTCGGCCCTCGCCGCAGGTCTCTCCGCCCTCGCGGACGCCCTGCGCAACGGCACCATCAAGATTCAGACCGCTCGCATGGCACGTCTCGCGGGCAAGAAGGAGTAGCCATGGCGGACGACGAGACCAAGGTTCTCGGTACCGCCGAAGAGATGCAAAAACTCTTGGCCGCGGCCGCTCGTGGCAGATGCGACGGGGACGGCCCCGCCGACGTAACCGACGAGTACAAGGCAGCACACGCCACCCCGGTGGCGATGCGAGCTGCGGCCAGCAACGAGGCCATCGACCTCGCCGAGTCCTACCTGGGCGAGGACGGCGAGACCTTCTGGGACTGGTACTTCGGCAGCGGCTACGTCAACGGCGCACAGACCCCATGGTGCGCCTGCTTCGTCTCGAAGTGCCTCGACCAGCTCGGGGTGGCCTGCGAGGGAGTGCCGTCATCCTATGTGCCGTCCATCCAGGCCGCAGCGGCGGGCGCGGGGCAGGCCCTCAGCCCCGTGGACGCCATCGAAGGCGACGCAATCATCTTTGACTGGAACAAGAACGGCGTCGGAGACCACATCGGCTTCTGTGTCGCCAATCATGACGGTTGGATGGATACCGTTGAGGGCAACGTCAGCAACTCGGTCGGGAACCGTTCGCGCTACCACAGCGACGTGCTCATGGCCATCAGGCCGGATTACGACGGGCAGGCACCTGCACCCGCCGATGATGGTAGCGTCGGGCTTCTCGACGGCGAGACGGGCGAGCTGCTCGTGGATGGAGACTTCGGCCCAATCACCGTCAAGGACGTACAGCGCACCCTGCAGTTCTACGGTCTCTACCAGGGATGCGTCGTGGATGGTAGCTTTGGCACGCTTACCGCCAAGGCGCTCCAGCAGTACCTCCAGCGCAAGGGCTACTACCAAGGGTATCTCATCGATGGCGACTTCGGCAGCAAGTCCGTCCTCGCCTTGCAGGGATGCACCAAGGACTTGGGCTACTACTGGTACGTAGATGCCAACGGAGTGCGCCAGTGGTGCGTCCTCGACGGCTCCTGGGGAGCGGAGACCACCAAGGCGCTGCAAAGGGCGCTCAACAGCGAGAGGTTCTAGGCCCACTGCCCCACACCATCCATCACAAGGGCTTAGAGAGCCTTACAGCAAGGCGAGTGAAACAGGAGGAAGGCCGTCCGGGAGGGCGTCCCTCCTCTTTCTTGATTGGAGACCGCATGTCGAGATACCTGTACGGCGCACATCGGGACGAGCACCCCGAGCAGGACAGGCTCCTCCGTCTCGCGGGTCCCGAGCTTCCCGTCCCCGACACCTACCTCGACGTGGCGAACCGGGCACCCGTCCTCGTGTTCGACCAGAACGTTCCCGACGCCGAGGGGAGCTGCACGGCCAACGCCCTCTGCGTCGACATGGCCTACAGGCAGCAGCGCGAGGAGGGCGGGGGGTTCAAGACCTTCTCGCGCAACTTCCAGTACAACAACGAGCTTGAGCTTGACGGGAACGCAGGGCTGGATGTCGGCAGCACGGGGCGTTCGATGGTCACGGCGGCCGAGACGCGGGGCATATGCCTGGAGAGCACCGTGCCCTACTGCAAGGAGACCTTCGGCGTCAGGCCCCCCGACGAGGCATACGCCGAGGCCCTTCTGAACCAGGGCATCACCCACGAGCGCGTGCCTATGGACGAGGGTGCCATCATGCAGGCCATCCTCGCGGACCGCCCGCCCTGCGTCGGCATCGGCGTCTACGAGTCGTTCGAGAGCGACGAGGTGACGAGGACCGGGCTGGTGCCGCTGCCCAGGGCGAGGGAGCGAAGCCTCGGCGGCCATGAGGTGTGGCTCATGGGCTGGAAGCGTGCCGACACGGGGGCGCTCCTCTGGCTGCTCCGCAACTCGTGGGGCGCGGCATGGGGCGACCACGGCAACTTCTGGCTCCCCGAGGCCTACCTGCTCGACGCGGACCTCACCTACGACCTGTGGGCGCTGAGTGACGTGGAGACCGAGGATAGGCAGAAATAGGAGAGCTTTCGAACAGGTCCCTTTTGTGTTAGGTTGGGTGTGGAAAGTGGGTCGAGTTTGTTCGTATGTATTTGCGCCGAGTTCTTGACGAAGATCGCCTATCACAATCGTGTGTTTGGTCTATAGTATTAAGAGGTCAATTGATTCGCCCCTGGTTTTGCGGAAACGAATCAATTTGGTCCACAAGGTCGCTTCTGCTGAAAGGAGTGCAAGATATGTGGGGTTCTTTCGTAGAGGACTGGGAAAAGTCGGACAGTGAAGCTGCGAAGAGTGAATCTGAATCTAATGCTAAAGAGGAAGATTCCAAGGAGTGATGGTTTCTTAGCAATAGGTTGGCAAATAGGGATGCTGCATTACAGAGCAGCATCCCTATTTATTTTATATATTTCATTTGAAGTAGTTTTCTCGTTATCAAGTCTTTTTGAGCAGCTATCACATTCCTCCTGCCATGAGTTATATAAATCTATAACATGTGTGTAATATCTATCCGCTGCCTTTTCCGTTGTCTTATTTGTATTGCAGATGCACCAATACAGCTCTCTTGCAATATCAAAGAAAGTCTGATGTATTGACGGATACAAAGTATCGCTATCCGCGACTCCGGTGTTTATTGACATGCTGAAATACTCAAGGTCATTAAGTAACTCAACAGCTATTGTGGAAAATTCTTCTTTTAGCAGGAACACATTAGTTTTATCACATGCTACTTTGTCAGTTTCTTCATCCTGATCGGGAATAGTGGGGTTAATCTGGCTTCCAATCGATGGATAGGAAATTTGCAGATATATATGCGCTCTCATCGTGTCATGAAAGACGTTGCTATCATCTGTTTCCAATTCCTTCCAAAGTGCTTTCGTGAAGTCAAAAGGAGTTTTCCCAGTGATGCATTTAAACTCATCCGAATCGAACTTAACCGGACCCTTTCGATAGTAGCTCTTTGAAAGGTCACTCTTAAGTGATGCATACGCATCTGAGTGTGCAAGTGCCATATGCATATAGGAGCATCTAGGAATTATTTGAGTTGCATAGAATAACGCAAGTGATGCAGACTGTAAATTCTTCTGCACATATGCATCATGTTTCGAAGCCTTGTACATCATTTTCGTCTGAAAAAAGGAAAATACTGCAGCGCCGCAAGCAGCAAGTGCAGCAATCATAGTGGCTGTGTTCTGGTCCACAGATGTTCTCCAATCTGCACTGGTACCCACATCTGTTTGAAATCATATCACTATCACTGCCAGCATAAACAGCAGCAATTGAAACCAGGCCCTGTTGTATCTCAGCTAATTCCTCTCGTGCATCCAATTCGTCCTGTTCATGACCAATTACATAGCAACCGTGACGCCTGCAACCTGGATCATGCTCGAAGTCCATGCCGGGCGTGAGATTATGACCGTAGCCGGACTCTGTTCACGTCTTGGGTTGTGAGCACCGAACCGAAGGGACCGGCTGGGGCCGTTGCCGTAATCGTTCGACGCGAGAGTGGCGTAGCAACATTCTCGTGTGTCGCGCGCAAAAGCATCGTTCACCACTGGTCGAACGATGCTCACTGCCTACCATCGCGGTTATTGAAAATGGAATTGCATCACTGATGTGAGTTTCTCAGACCAGCGGCAAAATACTACTTTCCCTTACTCGATATTGATTTCAAGTAATCACGTTGGTCACAGCGAATATGGGCAATGTTCTTTAGCAAGCCATCGCAAAGACGCCCCGCATCAGTTTTCATTTCCGCGGTGATCTCTCGTTTACCGGAAAGTGCTTCCGCCCAGCCCATCCACATGGGAGCATCCTCCTGCATTTGAGACACAAGCTCAACATAGCCTTGGCAGACGTTTCTATCTTCTATATATGATTCATATGTTAACCACATGTTTTTCATCGCAAGAATCAGCTCGGTATATCTTATATAGCACTTCTTATCGAACGCATTAAAGGACCCATCCTGGACTGTCCGATTTAGATCCTGAATTAGAGGAATCAGTTCGGCAAGCTGCCTATCGGCCAGATCAAAAAACTTCATTTCGCGGCTGAGCATAAACTTCCGTGCAACGAACGCTCGCGAAAGATCGTCTCGATAGTATTCAAGATGCTTTTCAAATGATGAGGTCACTGCGGCGTCGATTGTTTTTTCCAGAACTCTCTTGAGCAAGTATCCGCCAACAATAAAAAATAACGTTAGTACGGAGATGATTTGTCCGATATCCATATTCACCCGTCTGTTTTAACGAGACATGTTCTTTCAAAATAATACCGAATATCGACACTGTTTCTATGTAATGAAGTACTCTCAAACTATATGGCAAAATGCCAGGTAGATGGCTTGCTGTAAGGCGTTCTAAGGCCTGTTCGCTGGAGATTCGGACAAACATACACGGGATTTCCCGCAAACCGACAAGACATAATCCCGTTTATCGGCAGACGCTTCAGTATTCGTTCAAGTAGTCTTTCTCGACCTTGCTTAGGAGGGAGAGCACGCCAAACGAGACCTTGTGAAGGTCGATTTCGTTTCCGCTCTCGTCGTGAAAGGGGTTATACATAACCTGACTTCCTTGGATTGGTGGCCTATGCCATATATTGTTCTGCTACTTCTGCCGCCTAGTAACTCTCGCTAATGTGTGCGGATAACTCGAGAGAATGCTTCTGTAGCATCTTTTGTGCCTCGTCACGTGCGGTTGTGTCATGACAGCGTATTTCCCACGAGACAGATTTTGAAGCAATGGAAGCGATTTTCTCGATGTACGGCATATCTGCCTCGCCAAAGCCAAAGCCAAGAGTCTCGATTGTCTTGACACCCGAGATGAGTTCAAAAAAGTCCTTGTGCGCGGCGATGAGATCAAACGTTTGTTTCTCGGTTGCATCGACAATGCGGTTTGCCTTGTCGAATGCACCATGTGGAAAGAAATCCTGTTGTCTGTCTTCAATGGAAGGACAGTATTTCGTGTCAGCGTCATCGATTGACTTTTTAATGTTGCCAGTTGGGGCGGCGTGACCTATGACAAGATCATTACTTTCATCTGAAATTGCACCGTGGATATGGCAGATTCGAGATGAATCGACACCCGCCTGCTCAAGAGTTTTTGTATAATTAAAGCTAATATATAGCGTGCCTTCTGTATCGATGATGCCAAGTGTCTCGAAGGACAAACCTGATGGTAATGGAATACTCCTAACCCATTCCCGCAGGTATTTTCTAAGTGACTCTTCGTCGAAGGAGCTGACCTCCTCTTCTGTGTTTTCTGACGCATTTACTACTGCATAGTCGGGGTCATCCATTGGATCGACTTCAGCTTCATACATATCGTGATATTCCTCAAAACTATCACTGATAGGCTGACAGGTAATCTGTCCCAACGCATCTTCGAAATTATGCCAATCGGGGCAAAGATTAGGATACCTATCTATGAACTGCCCGAAACCGTCGTATCCATATGTTTTGTCGAGGGTATCAAACATATACTCCCTGAAATCACTGTATTTGGTCGGCATACCACAATGCAAATCGAGTCCATTGCCGATTATGTATAGCTTGTCATATCTATTCATTTCGTATGGCCTGTCATTCTCACGGCATCTGAAAATACTAAATTTTATATCTTATCGCATGCCGAACTTTCGCCCGATTCGTCATCTTGCCGACCAACGATGGCCGCACTTGTTGCAGACCAGCTCGTATTTGCCCTTCTTGCCCATGATGGCACCGCCTGCCGCACTTCGGACATTTCATATGAACGCCTCCCTTCGAGAACGACACGGACCTTATAGCACATGAGTGGGACATGAATCATATGGCGGCGTCGATGACACTCGCCGCTCGCCTCTTCGCGTCTGGGTCGGCCGACGCGTAGACGTTGAGCGTCATGGCGGCGTTGGCGTGTCCCAGGATGCTCGAGACCGTCTTGACGTCCACTCCCGCTGCTATGGCGGCGGTGGCGAAGGTGTGGCGCAGGTCATGGAAGGTGCAGGTCCGGCCTTCGGTGCCGACGAGGTTGAGTGCCCGCGAGATCGTGCGCCACTCCTTGCCGAGCATGGCCGGGTTGTGGTAGTCCTTGCCCTTGCCTATGACGTAGATGGACGTGCTGTACTCATGCCACGCCTTGAGGTGACGCATGAGCGTGTCGGTGATGGGTACGTCTCGTGCATGTCCTGACTTGGGTTCCTTGACGTACATTCCGGCTTTGGTATGGGCTATCGCGCGTCGGACCCACATCGTGCCGTCCCGCATGTCCACGTCATCCCATCGGAGGCCACATATCTCGCCCTCGCGAAGCCCGCCGCACATGGCGATCCACGCGGCCATCGTGACGGGGGAGTCTCCCATCATGTCGAGGGATTCCATGAGACGCTTGCGCGTTGCTGCATCGAGGGCGTTCGGGTGTCTTGCCGGCATCTTCGGTGGCTTCACGGCAGCTACGGGGTTCTTGGTGATGTCGTCCACCTCCACGGCATACGCGAGGGCGGCCTTGAGTAGTCTGTGGGTCTTCGTGACGGTCTCCACGGATTTTCCGGTGGAGAGCATGGACGCTTCCCACTTCTGCACTTTCTGAGCTGTCAGACGGTCCAGTGGGGTCGTGGCGAAAGCCTTGCGAATGTGCAGTGCCGCATATCGGTAGCCCTCCACCGTGTTCGGACGGATGGTATGGGCCGACTCCAGCATGTCCACATAGCGATCCACGTAGTCGGCGATGTAGGCGGCGGTATCACCGGCGATGATTTGCCCTTCAAGCGTGTCTCGCCATTGGCGCATGTCTGCCTTCGCGTCACGCTTCGTGGTGGCCGCACTCGTGTGCGTCTTGATGTGCCACGTGTCATTGTCATCGATTCGATATCTTATGCACAGTTGCCATTTGTCGCCACGCTTTCTGAGATAGTCCCCACCGAGTTCCATATTTTATATGTCCTCCTTTTTTGGCAGCAGATTTGGCAGCAGATTTGGCAGCAAATCATCTCCGTTTTTAGACGATTCTAGCACCTATGACCTCTTTCGTGCTCAACATATTAGCAGGTAGATGCAGTGTCGGCAGATAATCGACTATACCCTAACTTCCCTGACACGGAAGAGGTCGCAAGTTCAAATCTTGCAACGCCCACCATAAATGACGAGGTCACGGGCTATGTTTCCCGTGACCTCTTTTGTTTGGCAGCAACTTGGCAGCAGATTTGGCAGCAAAAATCTCAGATGCGTGCATCGCGAGGAGTCTTATACCGCTGACCGAGACTTCCCCTGTCTGAAACATTTCTGTCCGGCATTAGAACTAGTGTTCTATACATGGACAGCCCACGCACATACTCGAACGCCCCGCCTACCGCGTCCCTTTGGGATCATCGGTCATGCCAGCGAGCCAACTCACTGAAACCCCATAGAGATCGGCAAGAGCCATGGCAGTATCGATGATGGGAAGCGCACCGCGCTCATAGGTGCTGATGTTGCTCTGTGATATGCCAGACTTCGCAGACGCCTCGTCCTGTGTGAGATGGGCGTTGAGACGAGCCTCCCGCATCCTGCGACCAAACAGCTCAGTATTGAAGTGATAGGACATAACGGCCTCCTTGCCCCATATCTTGCTGTAGCTACACACTATATACCTAGTACCAAAAAAACAATATCGCGTAGCCGATATTTACAAAGAAAAAAAATACTTGCGTGATACTATTTAGATGATATTATGAGAATGGTGAAAGGAGGCGAAGATGGAAAACAAGACACGTTACCGAGCGTTTCGTAAGTCTGCCGAACTGACACAAAGGGAGGCGGCGGAAAGGCTCGGAATCTCCCAGGCAGCAATCAGCAGCTACGAGCGTCACGAGAAGGCCCCACGTGTTGATGTGGTTGCGGCTATGGCGCAGCTCTACAACTGCTCGATGGAAGAGCTAGTAGGCGTCAGCATCAAGCGCAGTTTGAAGTTCGGATAATCCACCGACTGGCTCCTCGATACATCAGAAAAGCACCATCGCACCTTGACAGCCGCATACCGTCGAACCGCGAGCAGGGGGAACCTGTGGCGGCTGATCGACGCACGTCTTCGGCCCTCGGAAAGAGCCGAGATGAAAAGCAGATGACCCTCACGTGGGTGCAACCACGGAGGGCCGTGTCCAAAGAACCGGAGAAGCCAATGGACAACAAGCATTGTATACGCGATTGGATGGAAGCCGTACTGATCTGGGCCGGAATCCTCTCGCCGTTCGTACTGGCATGGGTGCTGTGATGTCTGCGGGCGTCACACTCCCCAGGCTGCGGGAGGACGGCCACTGGGTCGCCGACGTCCCGGTGGAGCCGGAACGGCTCGGCTCGACCACGGGACCCACCAACATACGGATCGACCTTGGCACCGACCGCGAGAGGGCGATGGAGGCCCTGCGCGAGCTGGACGCCACGGGCCACGAGGGCCGGACGCGCCCCTGGACCACGGGGGAACGCGCGAGGCTCACCGAGATGCGCCGTCGAGGGATGACGGTCTACGCGATAGCGCGGGAGCTTGGCCGCACGCCCGGGACCGTCTACAAGGCGCTCTCGCAGATGCACTTCACGCTCGAGCAGGGCTGGACCCCCGAGGAGACCGAATGGCTCGGGGAGAACTACCACGACCACGGCGTGCGCGAGTGCGCCGCGGCGCTCGGCCGGACCGAGTCGGCCGTCAAGATAAAGGCCTCCCGTCTCGGTCTGGCGAGGGGAGGTGGGGATGTCGCCCAAGGTTGACCTCTACCAGCACCAGAGGACGATGCTCGGCCTCATGCGGGCCAACGAGGGCCTCGCCCTGTTCGCCGAGATGGGGACGGGCAAGACGCTCCCGACCCTGATGCGCGCCCTGGACGTGGCGCGCCGGGGAGGCGAATGCCTCGTGGTGGCCCCCGCCGCAGTGTGCGCCGGGTGGCTCTCGAAGATCAGTGACTACTTCGACCCCCGGGACCAGGAGACGCTCCGATCCCATCTGACGGTGACGAGCTACGAGATGTCCGCACGTCCGGGGTTCTCGCGTCATTGGGACATGCTCGTGCTTGACGAGGGCCACTACATCAAGTCGGCCACGGCGAAACGGTCGAAACGTGCCCGTGTCATGGCGTGCGACGCTGACTTGAAATACCTCCTTACCGGGACGCCGACCTCCAACGGACAGCTATCCAACCTATGGAGCGAACTTTGCTTCCTCGACCCGAGGCCCGGTTCCCGCGAGGGATTGACGCTCTCGAACATATGGGAGCCATATACGGGACGTGGTGGCTACTACGAGTGGTTGAACCGCTTCGCCCGTCTCGACCAATGGCACAAGCCCTACGGATACCGGGACGTGTCCACCATACAGAAGATTGTGGGGGAGCACGCCTACCGCATCACCAAGGCCGAATGCCTCGACCTGCCTGAGGTGCTCCCGGACGAGATTCTGAGGGTGCCGGACGGTGAGACGAGGCTCTACCGGAACATCGCCCGCGAGAGCGCGGACGTGGAGCATGACATCCTGTGCGAGAACAGTCTCACGAGGCTGCTCGCACTCAGGCAGATATGCTCGGGCTTCGTCACGCAGGATGGGACGGTAACAGGCCTCAAGGACCCGAAGGCCACATGGCTCAGAGAGTTCCTCAAGGACTTCGACGGGAAGCTCGTGGTCTTCTGCGACTTCCGCCACAGCGTGGATGTCGTGGCAGATGCCATGACCAAGGCGCACATGAACCCCATCATCCTCGACGGACGGACCACCGACAAGGGCTGCTGGGAGCTGTTCCAGCACATGCCCGACGTTCGTGGCATCGTCTGCCAGTACCAGAGCGGCGGCGCGGGCATCGACCTCACGGCGGCCTCGACGTGCCTCTTCTACGAACCGACGTTGTCAAGCAACCTCAACCAGCAGGCCCGGGACCGAATCCATCGTATAGGCCAGGGATCGGCCTGCTCATACCTGTACCTCATGTGCGCAGGCTCGATAGAGGAGTCCATATACAAGGCCCTGCGGGGCTACCAGGACTTCTCGGTGAGCTTCTTCGAGCAGCACATGGAGGAATGCGCGAAGGGAGAATGGAAATGAGACGTATGAAGCGGCAGCCTGGCTGCTGCGGGGACTGCAACCACTGCGTGCCGTTCGGCACCGAGGACGAGCGCCTTCTGGCGGACCACGTGGGGGCCGACGCCGCCCGGACGATAGTCTCCGACCTCGGGATGTGCGACGGTGCCTTCGGTGCCACGATGGGCCTCACGGAACTCGGCGGCGAGTGCTGCGGGGCGGCGGTCCTATGGGAGGACTAGGGGGCCTCGTCGCCTACGACTGCGAGTGCTTTCGGCACGACTGGTGCGTGTGCTTCCGGGAGGTCGCACCACCCGAGGGCGAGCCTCGCACGTGGGGCTTCCAGACGGGCCAGAACCAAGACCTACTCGACTTCATGGGAGTCATCAAACAGGACCATACACTAGCAGGGTTCAACTCCAAGCACTACGACCGGGGCATCGTCTCGGCCCTCTGCCTCGGGGCGTCGCCCGAGGAGGCCCACGACCTGAACGACTTCATCATCAAGGACGGGAACAACTACTGGGACTGGCCCGGGTTCGGGGGCCAGAGGTACTGGTACCCCGACACCGACCTCATGGACGACACCATGATGGGCACGAGCCTCAAGTCGGTGGAGTCGCAGATGGGCTGGCCCATCCGGGAGTCCACGGTGCCGTTCGACATCGACCGCGCCCTCACGGACGCCGAGATGGCGGAGGTCCTGCGCTACTGCGCCTATGACGTGGAGTCCACGGCCAGGCTCGCGGTGCTGCGCAAGGACTACCTGGAGACCAAGACGCGGCTGGGCACGATGGCGGGGCTGGAGGGGTGGAAGGCCCTGGGCATGACCAACGGGAGGCTCACCGCCGAGTACCTGCGCGCCGACGCGGAGGGCACGACGGAGGAGCGAGAGGCCGACGAACGCGACTACACGTGGCCCCTGCTCGACTCGTTCCCGATACCTGATGCTGCTGCGGCGTTCTTCGGACGTGGCAAGGACCCGAACGTGGCATACGACGAGCTGTTCTCGTCAAGTCTCGACCTGAACGTGGGCGGCTGTCCTGTGACCCTTGCGTTCGGGGGAATCCACGGCGCGGTGCCGAGGTCCATGTGGGAGACAGACTCGGAGCACGTGATAGCCAACTGGGACGTGGCAAGCCTGTACCCGTCCCTGATCATCGGGTACGGCCTCATGAGCCGTCACTGCCCCGAACCAAAACGCTACGAGGACACCTACCACGCAAGGCTCGAAGCCAAGCGCACGGGTGACAAGGCCCTGAGCGACGCCCTCAAGCTGGTGCTCAACACGACATACGGCGTCATGCGCCAGAGGTTCTCGAAGTTGTACGACCCTCGCATGGCCCGCTCGGTGTGCGTGAGCGGCCAGGTCGTGATGCTGGGACTCGCCTGCCGACTGGTGCGAGACACCCCGAGCCTCGAATTGATCCAGCTCAACACGGACGGCATCATGTTCCGCGTAGCCAAGACCGACGCCGAGGCCACGAACGACATCATCCGCGAGTGGATGGACGCGACGGGTCTCGTGCTCGAACGCGACGATTTGTCCAAGGTGGCCCAGCGCGACGTGAACAACTACGCCGCCCGCTTCACCGACGGTCATGACAAGACCAAGGGCGGCACCCTCGCTCGTGGCGTCAAGAGCGGCGGGGGCTGGGGCGTCTCCAACGACGCCAGGGTGGTCGCCGAGGCGATACATCACGCCATCCTCGACGGGACGCCGCCCTCCGAGACCGTGGCGGCGGACGACGACCCCACCGACTACCAGATCACGGCCAAGGCCTCGCACAAGTACAGCCGCGTCTACCAGCTGGTGGGACGGGACGTGTACGACGAGGTTGACAGACAACAGTGCAACCGGGTGTTCGCCACCACGTATGACGGCCTCGGCACGCTCTACAAGGTCAAGGCCGAGACGGGCGGAGTCGCCAAGATAGCGAGCCTCCCCGAGCACTGTCTCGTAGCCAACGAGAAGAACCCCGACATCAAAGACATCGACAAGGCATGGTACGTGGCACTCGCCGAAAGACGGGTGGCCGAGTTTCTGCCAGCGAAGGAGAAGGACATGACCGAGACAATCAAGAATGAAACCACAGAGAACGAGACGGCCCCCAAGACCGCCCCACGCAAGCGAACAGCGACCAAGAAGGTCGAGACCGAGGCCGTCACCAACCCCCATGACCTCAACGTGTACCAGAAGCTCGCCCTCGCACGAACGACGGTGCTCCACAAGGGCATCAAGAAGACGGGCAAGAACATGTTCCTGGAGTTCACCTACTACTCGCTCGAGGACATCGTTCCCGTGGCCGAGGAGACGTTCCAGGACCTCGGCCTCGTGCTGGTCGTCACCAACCTCGGATACACCTACTCGAAGGAATCCCCGAAGAACTACGGCTTCGAGGTCGTGAACGCGGACGAGCCGTCCGAGAGGATCGCGTTCCAAGGGGCGTACGACCCGATGGACGTCATCGTCTCGAACGCGGGCAAGAACGCCACGAACCCCTGCCAGGCGGCGGGGTCGAGCATCACCTACTACCGTCGCTACTTCTGGATGATCGCCCTCGACCTCGTGGAGGCCGACGCCATCGATTCCAACATCGGCAACCCGAAGGCGGGGCAGGGCACGGGCGAGACGCCCGCCAAGGCGGTCGCGGCACCCGTCGCGGCCCAGAGGTCCCACAAGGCCCCCGCGACGCCCACCGAGCGTAAGGCGAGCGCCGACGCCCAGACGGAGGGGAACGCCGCCCCGAAGCTCCTCCTGAACAGCCTCAAGAGGAACGTGGCCGCGCTCCACAAGGCCAAGCCCGACGACGAGAAGGCCACCAAGCTCGCCAAGCTCTGCATGGACAAGACCGAGAAGTTCACCACGGGCACGACCAAGACCGTCGAGACGCTTATCGCGGCCGTCACCGAGAGGATGGATGCGTAGTATGCCAAAGGGAAAATGGGTCGACCGGCACCTCGAGGTCGCGCAGCCGAGGCGACCCCTCAAGCTCACGGGCACACGGTTCGCCGCGGTGCGGGGCCTGAACCGCTGGAGCAGCCCCTTCCAGGCGTGGTGCGAGGTCACGAGGACCTACAAGCCGCCATTCGAGGACACCATCTACACGGTCGCGGGACGGGCCATCGAGCCTCACCAGGCCGACTGGTTGCAGGGGACGATGGGCCTGGGGTCCTCGCTCCTGCGTCCCGAGGACGTCTACGGCGGCCCCGACCCGGCGCGCAACGCCGGGTGGGACTTCTTCCCCGACGATGCGATCTTCGGGGGCATGTGGGACTACCTCGTGGTGGACGAGGACAGGGTGCCCCAGACGGTCATCGAGTGCAAGACCACGAAGCGCGCCGAGGACTGGGAGGACGGCGTTCCCGAGTACTACGCCGAGCAGGCCGCGCTCTACGCCGCGCTCCTCCACGTCGATGACGTGGTGATGGTCTGCACGTTCCTCAAGGACGAGGACTACGAGCACCCGGCCGACGTGGCGATTTCAAGCGACAACACCATCACCGTCGAGTTCTCCATGGCCGAGAGGTATCCGGACTTCGAGATATGGATGGGTCAGGTACGCGATTGGTGGTTCGAGCACGTCATGGCGGGCAAATCACCCGACTACGACGAGCGCACCGACAAGGAGTACCTCGACGCCCTCCGCACGGCCATCCCGTCCGCCGACACGGGGATAGCCGGACTCGTTGCCGAGGCCGAGGCCCTCGGGGCCGAGCTTGCCCCCAAGGAGGAGCGGCTCGCGGGCCTCAAGGACGCCATCAAGACCGCCCTCGCCGAGAGCATGGGTGAGGGTGATACCAAGGCCGAGTACGCGGGGGAGACACTCGTGTGGAGGCTCTCCCGCACAGAGAGCACGAGGTTCGACGGCACAGCCTTCAAGAAGGCCGACCCCAGGACCTACCAGGAGTTCTGCAAGACGAGCGAGTCCATCCGACTCACCACTTCCAACCGAGAGGACAACCAGTAATGAAGGTCACACTTGCCAAGGGCCAGTTCGCCTCGCTCCCCGAGGGGCACTACACGTTCACCATCGTCGCGGTGTCGGGGGAGGACACATTCAAGAAGATCGAGGTGAAGAGCCGCACCGAGGAGGGCGACTACCAGACCGAGACGTACCACCTGCTCAAGAACAACGGGCAGCCCAACGACGGCGCGAACCAGGCCTTCTCGGCGTTCGTGCACCGCGTGATGGACGACAACTGGGCGTCGGAGGACATCGAACTTGATGACCTCGTGGGCCGTCGCTTCGAGGCGGACATCGAGATCAAGGCGGTCCCGTCGACCAAGGAGCCGGGCAAGGTCTACAAGAACGCCCGATACGCGAACATCGAGGCCCTCGGCTTGGACGAGGAGGTGGCTGCCGCTTGGGCCGCGGCGAGCGCCCCCCAGCCCGAGGCCGAGACCGAACCCGCGCAGCCGGCCGAGGACGAGGACGACGACCTCGACGCCATGCTGGCCGACCTCTGATGCACGAGCGTGACCTACAGGCCACGTGCATCGACTGGTACGAGGGCACCTTCGCGGGTGCCCTCGTGCTCAACGTGCACGGCGGCGGATGGACGGCGAAGGGCTTCCCCGACCTCGTGGGATGCCTGGACGGCCGCTTCTGGGCCGTCGAACTCAAGGTGCCGGGCGGCCGAATGTCGGCGGCCCAGCGCATATGGTCGAAGCGCATCGTGGCGGCGGGCGGCTCGTGGGCGTGCGTCGACACGTTCGAGGGCTTCCGGTACTTCATGGAGGGGGTGCAGCATGACGCGGGAATACGCCGTCCCTTCCGACCTCGCTGAGAGGGACACCTGGGTGTGCGCCTACGCCCCGGGGCGGGGAGGGGACGAGGAGGACTCCAAGCGGCCGTGGCGGGCATTCGAGCACCGTCCGGCATCGACCACCGAGCGGCTCACCTGGGGCACGTTCGAGGAGGCGCTACAGGCCGTCGAGGAGGGACCCTACGACTACCCGGGCTTCGTGTTCGACCGCTCGGGCATCGTCGGGGTCGACCTCGACGGCTGCCTCACCGACGAGGGCGAGGTGACCGAGAGGGCACGGCTCGTGCTCGAACGTTTCCCGAAGACTTACGCCGAGGTCAGCCGCAGCGGGCACGGGCTGCACCTCTACCTCAGGGGAAGGCTGGGGGACGGTGCCATCAAGGCCAACGGCGTCGAGGCCTACGACACGGAACGGTACTTCATCGTGACGGGGCGGAGCGTGCGGTGCAACGCGCACGAGCCGCTCTCGGGCGTCATGACGGGCCGGGACGAGGCCTGGCTCCGCGAGCTGGCGGGGACCGAGGCCGGACGTGTCCCGGACGACCGGGGCACGTCGTGGCACCCCGTCTGGACGCCGGGGAGGCTGCGCCCCGCCTACCCGCCCGTCGAGTCGGGCGGAAGGCACACCACGATGGTGAGCCTCGCCGGGTCCCTCAGGAGCGCCGGTCGGCCCTACGAGGGGTTGCTGGCCGAGCTTCGCCGCGCCAACCGCGAGGCGTGCAGGCCACCCCTCCCGGACAGGGAGATAGAGCGGATAGCGAGGACGGTGAGCCGATATGACAGATAGGCGCGGCACCTGGTTCTCCGAGGGCAACAGCTACAAGACCAACGCGGGGCGGCCTCTCACCCCGACGGAGGCCGCGGCCATCGAGACCCGGAGGATCGACGTACATGACCTCACGGTGGGCCAGCGGCAGATTCTGCGTACCTTCCGTGAGGACTGGTGGGCGAACGGCGAGAGACCCTTCGACACGTGGCCGACACGACAGCGACTGGAAAGGAGCTTCGGTGCTGGCATCCCACTTGAGTGCGTCGAGGCATTGCTCTGCACGATGCCCTCGTACATCGAGAGGGACACGGACGGACGCTGGACGCTCACGCACCTCGGGGAGCTTGCCTTCCAGGTTATGGCCCACGGCGGGGAGTCCTACGCCGACATGGCGAGATGCGAGCGGGAGAGACACGAGCGTGCGGCGCACCCCAGACCAAGGAATCAAAGGAGAAATCATGAGCACTGACCTGCAAAGAATGACCCTGTACGTGGGTGACGTCGAGGCGTCCCGGGGCTGTCGGATAGTGGCCGTCGGCATGGTCACGCCGAACGGTGACACCCGGGTGCTGGTGGATGACAGCGCGGAGGACCGCGGCACGGTGCTGGAGCTGGCATCGCACATATACAACGCCCTCACCGAGGAGGTCTAGCGATGGTCGGGCACGAGAGGACGGCCGAAGAGCCTCGGGACCACGTGCGGAGGACCGATCGGACGGCCGTATACGCGCTCTACAGGGGCGAGGACTTCGTGGACGTCGGCACGGCGAACGAGCTTGCCGGGAGAAGGGGCGTCAAGGCTGCGTCCATCAGGTGGTTGGCAAGCCCCGCCTCTCAGAGGCGGGACCGGGGCCAGAGGCTGCTCGCCTTCAGGGTGGAGGAGCAAATCGCATGAACGTCAGACAGACTCATAGGGCCGCAAACCGGCTCAGAAAGGCTAGGAGAAGATGAACGAGACAGATAGCATCACCGAGGAGCTGCGGAAGCGGATCAAGAGTGCAGACCGTCGTGACACCATTTACGAGTACAGGGTCGATTTTACATATATCGCCGATGACATTGACGAGTGTTTCGACCACGAGCTTCGTGCCAAGCAGAAAGAGATAGACGGTTTGAAAGATGATAATACTGCATTGCGCGCTAAGATTGGTGAGCGGGAAAAACTTGCGTCCAAACAGACTGACGACATCTTGAAGCTGGAGCATAGGGTTCGAGACCTGAAAGCCAAGCTCGACGCATCCATCCCTCTGCCGGTGGACGCGGACGGGGTGCCTACGGCCATCGAAGATACCATCTATTGGGACGACGCGCCTGAGACCCATTGCAGCGGCAATGTCATCGGCATCGTCATCAACGGCAATGGGGTGCTCGCACCTCGCGTTGTGGGTGGCCGCGAACCATCGCGCTGGACGCACGCCGCTCCTGAGCCGTCCGAGACCATCGAGGACATCCTCAGAGACGCTGACATCGGACCCACGAAGACCATCACCGAAGATGGCACCTCGGTCAATCTGTCCCCTGTGGCAATGAGAATTATCAAGGCCAACAAGCGAATCTTCGCGAAGCGAGGATACATCGCCGGCTTTCGTGACGGGGCAGGTGGGCTGGCATGAGCGTGAGCATCAGAAGTGCGAACGTCAGCGGGTTTCGACATTCCAGCAGGAGTACCCACAATGCGGTATGCCCATCGTGCCATCGCAAGGTCTTCATAGACGACTTCGACTGGGATGGCCGGGGCAGGGACAACGAGATTGACTCTAGCGACTGCCCTTATTGCGGTGCCACCATCAAGGTCACACGGACGTTTCTCCCGCACTTCGACTTGGAAGTTGACAACGGGGTAGGTGACCAATCATGAGCGCACTCACTGAGCCACGGGAGTACGTCGTCCCCGCCGTAGGCCAGCGCATCCCGCGCTACTCGGAGCCTGTCATATGCGGGCCGCTGGGAGAGCGCGTCATACGGTGTCGGGACTGCCAAAAGTACAAGGTGCACACGAGATGTAGAGGAATTTGTCTCGAATCATCCGACATTGAAGAGGGATTCTACGTTTTCGTTGATATAGACGGCTTTTGCTATCTGGCCGAGCCGAAGGAGGTGTCCGCCGATGTCACGTCCTAGGGAGTACGACCACGACGCCATAGGGCACGTTCCGCAGGATGGCGGAACTCAACAGACAGGGGCTGATATGAGCAGAAGAACCCTCACGAGTCCACAACACCTCAGTGCCGAGGCCGACTACCTCGCCCGAAAGATCGGCGGGCGCAAGATTCATGGTCCCGAGGACTGTCCCGTGGCCCGTCTGTCCGGCTGCCCGCTCGCCGGAACCGCCAAGACATGCGTCCTTGCGAGGGCGTTCGGCAAACGACCCTGCGGACGAGACGGGTCATGAGGATAGACCTACCAGGAGACTGGAACAGATGGTGAGAGGATTGATATCATGATCGCAACAGACAGATTGTTCCCCGACGTCCGCTGCCCGCATTGCGGGGCGAGGCTCGACGTGGAGGAGAGGGATACCCAGGACCCGGCCATGAGGTTTCCGGGAGACGATCCGCACGACGCTACCTGGTGGATGCAGTGCCCGCGCTGCGGCCATTACATGCTCCTGCAAGTGAGGTGGGTGCCGCTGTACGGGGAACCTCGCATTGCCGTGGCCACGGACGGTGCCGCCGGGACGAGGGGAGAGAGCCATGAGGGATGACAGGCCGTTCTGCGTCCGTGCGAGGGAGGCGCGGGACCTGCTGGGTCTCGCGTCCGAGCTGACCACGGACGTGGCAGTTCGGGCGTCCTCGCTCGCCGACGTCGCGGAGGCGCGCCGGATGTCCTACGCACCGACGAGCGGCACTCTGGATCGCGGCCGTGGAATCCTGCCGACGCAGCTCAGGCGTTCGATTTCCGAGGCCCGCGCCCTGCTGCTCAGGGCCGAGAAGACGCTGGGAGGCGAGTGACGTGCCCGCGACGGAACGAGGGGCGTGCCGCTTCTGCGGCAACGACGAGGTGGTCGTCCGAGGCATCTTCGGGGAACCGCTGAGGTTCTACGTCTGCTGCCCGAGGTGCGGGGCGCGCGGCCCGATCACAAAGAGTGACTCGTTGAACTGGACCATCGAGAACCCCGGAGCAATCGCAGCCATCGACGCATGGAACAAGGGGGCGTTGATGCGCGTCACGGCCGACATGGTGCGACGCCTCCGCGACGCGACGGATGCGCCCATGGTCGAATGCAAGCGGGCGCTGGTTGAGACAAATTGCGACTTTGATAAAGCGAAGGAGCAGGTCAAGAGGTACGGGCTGTGCTGAATGAATAGAACGTGAAACCAACTGACATCAAACATACAATCGGTTCGGAACGTGTCAGAACCGGACGGGAGGAACCATGGACGAGATGGGGTTCGACTCGCTGAGGGACACCATGATAAGGCACATGCGGGAGGACGCGACCAAGGGGCTGACGGAGGCGTGCGTGAGGTTCTGCTCGGCCTACGCCGAGTACTCGATCGTGTTCTCCCAAGGCGAGGCCGCGGCCTTCGTGGACGAGATGACGAGGCAGCACATGCACACCCCGGACCCGGCCGTCGGAGTGGCGACCGATGACTAGGCGGTACGACCGCGGGAGGATCACCCGGCTCCTGCTGGACGGCAACCCGCCCGCGGCCGTGGCGAGGGCCATGGGATGCAGCGAGCGCACGGTGGGCGCGGTCTCGCAGGAGCTGAGGGAGAGGACGGGCTGGGGGAGGTTCCGCTGGGACGACGCGAGGGACAAGGCCCTCCTCGACCTCGTGGAAGCCGTGGCGAGGCGATGGGGCACCACGCCCCGCACCGTCGCCTCCCACGCATACTACCTGACGCACGGGAAGGGGAGGAACGATGGCTGACACCTATGCCGGGGACCGTCCGGCCAGATACTGCCACGGCGACATCGAGTGCAAGGACGCGATCCGCGCCGCGCTGACGCCCGAGGAGTTCCGGGGCTGGTGCAAGGGGACCGTCATCAAATATATGTGGCGAGAGGGACACAAGGGGGCCGACGTCGACCTCATGAAGGCGGCCGACTACATCGGGTTCGCCCTCGCCGCGAGCGGACAGGGAGGAACCGACTGATGGCCTGCGACGACGAGTGGCTGAGGACCGACACCTACGACCCGGACCTGGGCCACGCCCTGCCCGACGCCCTGACCGACGTCTACGGGACGCCCGCCATAGGGGGCGAGGTCGGCTACGCGCTCGACGCGCTCGACGCGATACGGCCCCTGCGCCTCCCCGCCAGGGCCGTCGACTACCCCGCGAACGACGTGGGCCTCGGCACCCTCATGTGCCAGGTGTGGGGCGCGTGGACCCGCTGGTGCCCCGACGAGAGGATGTGGTACGTCTGGTGCCGCGACGGCTCCGGCACGTGGGTCGCCGACGTGGGCGGAGGCGAGGTGTCGGAGAGGGCCAAGGCCCTGATCGCGGCCCTGCGCATCCACATGGCGACGGACGCCCTGGAGGGCGGCCCAGACGCGACCGAACTCAAGGACTGGGCCAAGGGCCTCGACGCCTACGGCTCCATCACCAAGATACGCAACCTCATGTCCTCCTTCTCGGACGACGTGACCATGGCCGTGACGGGGTTCGACGCCGACCCGCTCTCGCTCAACTGCCACGGGAGGCTCTACGACCTGCGCACGGGGGAGTGGCGCATGACCAGGCCCGAGGACCTGTGCCGCCTCGACACGGGCGTGCGGCCGGACTCCGGCGGCGATGACCACGACATCAGCGACTGGGCCGACCCCGGTCCGTGGCTCGACTTCGTGCGCGACCTCACGCAGGGCGACGGGGCGAAGGCCGGCTGGCTCCAGGTGGCGATGGGCCTCTCCCTGCGCGGCGACAACCCCGAGGAGAAGATGTTCGTCCTCTACGGCCCCACGGGGCGCAACGGCAAGGGCGTCCTCACCACGACGGTGGAGCACGCCCTCGGTGCCTACGCAGGTCCCCTCGATGCCTCGTTCGTCACGCTCGTGGGCCGCGAGGGGGCGCACGACACGGAGTCGGCGCAGCCGAAGATGGCCTCGGTGGTGGACGAGCGCCTCGTGACGCTCTCCGAGCCGACGAAGGGCAGCCACGTGGACGTGGCGGCGGTCAAGGCCTACACGGGCGGCGACACGCTGCTCGTCCGCGCCCTCTACAGCCGTCCCGTCCGCAAGGTCCCGCGCTTCACCATGTGGCTCTCCTGCAACACGCTCCCCAGGGTCACGGACACGACACTCTTCACCGCCAACCGCGTGAGGGTCATGCGCTGCGACAACCACCACGAGGCCGACGCCGACCCGGGGCTGAAGCGCCGCCTGTCGCGCCACGACGTGCTGCGCTACGTGCTGTGGTGGATGATCCAGGGCGCGGTGTCCTACGAGCGCCACGGCCTGCCCGAGCCTGCCTGCGTCGCCGACGCGACCGCCGAGTGGAAGCAGGCACAGGACCCGGTGGGACGCTTCCTCTCGGAGCGCACCCGATGCGAGAGGGGTGCGAGGACGCCTCGCACCGCCATATACGAGACGTACCTCTCCTGGTGTCGCAAGGAGGACACGAAACCGTTCACCGCGGGAGCCTTCTACGAGACCCTGGAAGAGCACAGGGTTCGGCAGAAGATCGTCCGGGGAACGCGGATGCTTGCCGATATTGCATTGAACGAGAGCCAGAGTGCATAAAGTGGGGTGCTCGCAAAATACACCACCCGAGCACCCAAATCACCCGGACGACCGTGGCGAAACGAATCGACCGACGCCGAAGCGACTTCGAAGCGTTCCGAGGGTGTTTGGGGTGCAGCCGGGGTGTGACCTCAATGCACCCACTTTTGAAGAACGAAAGGCCTGGTGAGTACCCATGAGAAACACTCTACCGGTGCAACTTCCAACGAAGTCCTACTGTTGAGCCTAGCAAAGAGAAAAATATATATATAGAAAGAGGATAGGGAGTTTTGACGAGACTGCACCCACATCTCGTGTGAACGCATAACGCAACGAACGAGAGAGGAGACACGACATGGGCGAGAGGAGTCTGAAGGGGAACCCGCCGAACGCGAGGGCCATGAGCAGGGAGCAGAACAGCGAGTGCATCCAGATGGGCCGAGAGCTGTTGGGGTTGAGGAGGGTCGATCTGGGTGACGCCGACGCGGTGCGGGAGAGGATAGACTGGTACCTCGACCTGTGCGAGAGGCACGGGAGCAAGCCGCTGCTGAGCGGGTTCTGCATGGCGCTGAACACGACGAGGGACGGCCTCATGCGCTGGACCAACGGGGACAACACGGGCACATGGGCCGCCCAGCTTACGCCCGAGTCCAGCCTTATCATCAAAAACGCACTCAATCTTATGTCAACCTACTGGGAGTACGCCTTCGCCAACGACGAGTTCCGCAACCCGGTCACGGGCATATTCCTAGGCAAGAACAACTTCGGCTACAAGGACACGACCGAGAACATCAACGTGCAGATACAGGGGTCCGAGTCCCGCTCGCCCGCGCAGATCATGGCGAGGTACGCGTCGGCCCTCCCTGCCGAGGACGTCCGCGTGGAGGTCCCCGCCGAGGAGGCCGGCGAATACGAGGCCGGCGAATACGAGGCCCCGATGCCGGCGAATACCGCCCCGGGCCTGGCAAATACGGGCGAACGTGGGGAAAAGCCCGGCGAATATCCGGCGAATACCGGAAAAGACCCGGCGAATACCGCCCGGAAGCCGGCGAATACCGCCCGAAAGCCGGCGAATACGCGGCGATCCCACCGGAAGACGGTGGGAACGGCCGGCGAATACGCGGAACGCTTCGGGATAGACGCGAGGACGGGCCGCCCCCTGGACGTCCCGACCGAGGAATGGGCGGCGATGTCGTGGACCAACCGGGAGCGCGCCGCCAACGCGGCCGTCCGTGCGGCCGTGGCGCGCATACTCCCGGACGCGGGACGCGCCGCCACGCCCTCGCAGTTGGCGGACCTTGAGGCCCTCATGGGCCACGAGCCGCACGTGCTACCAGACGGTACCGTGCGCATGACGAACAAGGGCGTGCCCGCCCTCAAGACGGGACCGCGCAAGGCCCGCTAGCGTAGCCCTCGCCCCTCGTGGCCTCATGGTCGCGAGGGGCTTTTTCGTGGCCCTCGTGGCGTCTGGTGGTCTCGTGGGCTATCCGTGAGGCATGAGGATGCCACTTTGTGACGTTCTGAGGCCATTTTCACGCCACGTATGGGCCTATGTGGTGGGATTGTCCATAATGGCACTCCCGAGGGCTTAGAATGCCTTAGAACGGCCCGAAAACGGCCCTCCGTGGATCAACGAGGGCCATTTTCACACGAAAAGACCCGCCGGGCGTTTGCCTAGCGGGTCTTTTTCTACGGTATGTGGTTAACTTTCTTATTTGCTAGTGCGACTTGAGGATACCTACAATGACCGCAAGGGGAAACAGCAGGATTGATATCAGAATGTAAATCATAATGAATTCTCCCTCGTCCGTTTGGCTATCTTAATGGAGAACGACAACGACATCATATACCAGTTCCGGCGCGTAGCGATGGTGGCAGGTTATGAGACGTACGTCCTCGTTCTCGAGCAGTTTCGTCTTCTGTGCGTCGGTGAGTCGGTCACAGAGCGTGTAGGCGTAGGCGCGCTTGTCCTTGTACCAGCCGTCGGTGCTATTGAAATAGGCGGGTAGCTTGTCGGGAGACATTACGTTCTTAGACATCTTATTCTCCAAGTTCGGGGTAGTTTGTAAGGTATTCGGGTAGGATCGGGCAACGCGTGGGCTTTGTGTGCTCGCATATCGCGCGGATGAACCGGAACGCGCCACGTGGTGTGCATAGGTCGGAAAGAAACTCAAATAATTCGGATTGTGAGCAGGTCGATATGCACGTCTTGTTCACCTTGATAAGTGACTTTCTGGAATACGTTGTGCGATACCATTTTGTGTGTCCGTGGCGTCGGATGCCAATAGGTTCGTCGCGCTCGTAGACCCTGTACATGCTTACCTGTTCCCCGTTGTCCGGGTCAACAATCGAAAATCCCTCGTACCAGTCGCTTCTCATGTCATTTCCCTATCACCAAATGGCCTATAAAGCTCGCGTCCTCGTAGATCGATCCGCGCTCTTCCTCGAACTTTTCGCGCGTAATTGGATAGCATGCAAGCCAATCGTTCAACTCTTTATCATCCATGACTGCGATCGTAAGCCACGAGTAGGGCCAATAGGCGAGGTACAAAGTCAGAGTCGCGCGATACTCCGGTAGCCATTCGTCCACGAACCGGGCGGCGTCGTCCGGTAGCCCACACTTACGTGCGAGGTCGTACGTGGTTAGGTCCTTGATTTCCGTCTCTTTGTCCTCAAGCGTCCGGCCTATGCCCCACGGGTCAGAAATTATCATTTTTCGTATCATCCTCTCGCGTCACGTAGTCGGTGATGCCCTTGCTGTCGCCCTTGATGTCGCACATGAGGCGGCCCATGGCCTCATATGTCAGTGGAAGCGCTTGGCATGGCATCATGAGAATCTGCAAGCGCGCGCCCACGCGATACGCTTCTCCGTACACGTGCGCTGGGGAATGTATCAGATCAATCGACGTGCGCGTCACGCCGGCACTAGTGAGTGCTTTCATGACCTTGGCGAGAATCTTCGGGTCATAGGCGGGCACACCGTCAATCTCGCGACTCGTTCCCCAGAACTCAAGGGCCTTGTCAGTGGTCCGGTAGTCGTGGCCCGTTGTTCCGGTGGTGGCCGTGTCGGGGATAGTCACGACGCTAGCGCCGGTACGAATCTCGATGTCCCCGGCGTCCGTGATTGTCATGTGCGACTTTGGCTTGAGTACTGACAATAGTGTGTTGGCGTCGTACCTGTGAAACGTGTCCGGTTCGTCTTTCAGCTTGCCGGTGAGAATGGCGCGCGCCTGTATGTAGGGACTACCGCCCCACCACATGGCCGAACCGTCGCGCACGAGAAGCGCGATCGTGTCGTATATCGGACGGTTCTCGCAACTACAAAGTCCGGCCACAGACTTAATCGGCTTGAAACTTGATGCGTTGATATCGAACATCTTATTTCTCTCCCTTGAGGCTCCACCACATGCCCAATCCGCCCAATAGATAGCCAACTATCAATAACGTAACTTCCATAGTCGTCTACAATGCATCAATCGTAGAAATGAATGGCATACAAGTCTTGATGCGTCGTGGCGTCAATCACTGACGGATAGACTCCGTAGTCTTCCAGCGTTGCGCCGTACGCCGTGAGTTCTGCCACAAGACGCGCGCGGCGTTTTGCTAGCAGGTCTTCCGTGTGCTTGCTTCGTGCTTCGTCGTATCGGCTAGAGTCGTTGTCGACCTCGCACGCACGGCCTTCTGCAAGCGCGTAGCGCGTCACACGGTCAAGCAAGTCGCGCGCGGCTCTTACGTCGGACTCCAGCGGCGTTTCCTTGATCCTCGTGGCAAGGTCGTAAGCACTTGTTGCGCGATAGAATCGGGTTGCGGCGCGTCCGGTCAATTGTTCGCTACAGTACGGGCGGCTTGCTTCATAGTCGTACATGATGTCCTTCTCTCTCTAGAGTGCTTTCTTCATGGGCTTGCGTGTGGCCTCTATGAGCTGTGAGGAGCCGTCTACCACTACCAGCACCGCGTCTTGCTCGCACGCGTCGCACACGTCTTGCACGAGGTCGAGGGCCGCGTTCAGTGTGTCGCGTGTCTCAAGTAGTGCAAGCGTCACGATCGTCGTGTCCTCGGCCACGCCCTGCCACATGCCCCGCGCGTCCTGGGTCGTGTAGGCCGGCGCGAGGATAGGCCGGGCGTTCAGTCCCTTCTCTACCGCGTCGCATACCTCGCGCGTTGAGAGAGTCGGTACGTCGTGCACGTTGTGGCCTATGTAAGCTTGGACTGTATGCATCGTGACTCCGTTCGTTAGACGTTCGTTTAACATGACTATAGATTAAGCAAGCGTCTAATTTGTGTCCAGTGGTTCACATTATCTACATAAACGAACGTCTAACCAATATGAGTGTCTCTATACTCAACAGTTTTGAGCTACGCAATAGATGCATAGGCGTGTAACGAGACGCACTACACGTGTACCAGCAATAACGTTATGGCAAGGGTACCGGGCAGGGATTGATCCTAGGTAGAATCCGCCTGTTGAGTACCGCGAGGAGAAAAAAATCTAAAAAGGACTTGTTAGACGTATGACTATGCATTATTGTGTTAGACAAACGTAAACGCCGATGTAATCACAGAGAGGACATGCGTATGTACATTTCGGACGCCATTCGTGAGCTGATAGCCTCACGTGGCAGTTCACAGAAGGATGTGGCGGAGCGGCTCGGCGTGAAGCCTCCGTCCATCGCGGTCGCACTTCGTCGTGGCAACATGACCGCCAAGACCCTATGGCAGATACTCGACGTGCTTGGCTACGACCTCGTGGCGGTCCCTCGGGGGACGAAGCTCCCGCCCGAGGCCAGGCGCGTCGACCCGATTGGTTGCGGGGAGGCAGGGAACGATGTCGCTGACGCTGATTGACGGTGGCCTTCCGTCCCGTATGACCTACGCCCAGTGGCTCAACGCCCATCCCGAGGGAATCCACCCATGCCTCGTGTGCGGCGGCCGTCTCACTGCATCGTCCGAGGGGGTCGATGACCCTCTCACCGAGGCCCGCGTCTGGTGCCCCTCGTGCGGCCAGACTCCCGCCGGCGGTTGGACCAAATGTCGTGGTACGACCGACTGGGACACGCCGGGATACCCGCAGATTGATTGGCGGAAGCGGGGGGTGTGGTGATGACCCGTTACGGCTACGCCCGTGTCAGTTCTCGTGGGCAGGCGGCGGACGGCACGTCTCTCGACACCCAGGAGGCCACCTTGCGCGAGCAGGGGTGCACCGAGGTCGTGCGGGAGGCGTTTACCGGCCATTCGGAGCACAGGCCCGCGCTCGACGCCCTCATGGCACGCCTCACGTCGGGAGACGAGCTGGTGGTGACCAAGATGGACCGCTTCGCGCGCTCGCTGTCGGACGGCCTCACGCTGCTTGACGAGATGGACGGGCGCGGGGTGAGGGTGACGGTGCTCAACGTGGGCACGCTCGCGGGCGACCCCGCGTCGAGGCTGCTGCGCAACGTGATGCTCGCCGTGGCCGAGTTCGAGCGCGACATGATCGCCGAGAGGACCTCCGAGGGCAAGCGCAGGGCGCGGGAGCGCCCGGGTTGGCGCGAGGGCAGGCCGAGGGCGACGTCCCATGGACACCCGAGGGCGTGGCACGAGGACAGGATAGGCAGGGGGGAGGAGACGGTGGCGCAGGCGTGCGCGGACATGGGGATAGGCAGGAGCACGTGGTACCGACACAAGGCGGTGCCCGCCGAGGCCTGGGGACGGGAAGTGGAACCCGACCGGCCCGCTTCCTTGTAGTATTCTGAAAGCACTTCGGAATCATATCGAAAAGGGGCGGCGCATGGGACGGGACCGATTCGTGACGATGGGTGCTGCGGTGCTGGGAGTGGCGTTGGCGTTGGGAGTGGCACTGGGAGGTTGCGCGAGTCCGGCGGCATCGACGTCGCAGGACGCGGCGACGAGCACCGAGACGAGCGAGGAACCGACCCCGGCTCCGGTCCCCAAGACCGCTACCGTCGGCAAGGTCACGTTCGAGGTGCCTGACGGCTGGACCCAGAAGAGGAAGGCGAACGATCGCGGGAACCAGTCGTGCCAGATGCAAAGCTCGGGGAGCAAGACGTATATCGCCGTAGTGGCATTCATCGCCACCGAGGATACTGCCGATGTCGAACTCGCGGCGGAATCATACGAGCAGAGCGTCACGGGGACGGACACGGACGCGCTGTGGGACGAGACCGACAACCTCGACCCGGCGTCGCCCTGCGGGGCCGTCACGTTCGCCGGGCGTACTGCCTTCCACGACAGCGGGTCTTTCGACATCAAGGGTGGCTATCATCTGAAAGGCGATATCATATCGTTCGGCTCGCCCGAGGATGGTGGAATATATACCGTGGCCGTGATAGGCTCGGCCGAGGATGGGGCGTTCACTCACGCGACCTATCAGGTCCTGCTCGACTCGCTCACCTTCGCATAGCCTGGATGGTTCTACCTAACAAGTAAGACCGATACACGTGCCCCCGGGCGTCCATGTGACGCTCGGGGGCATGGATGTTCTGGAACAGGACAGGGTGACCAGGGGCGTGCTCGACGCCTACGGGCACGACACATGCGATGTGTCGGTCGCGGAGGACGCATGCTCATGGCTCAGGTCGGTGAGGGACGCCCGTGGGCGCACCGACCGTGCGGCGGGGGCCGAGCTGCGCAGGCTCCTGGGACGGGGCATAACGGGTACCCGCGACGCGGGGGTCGTGCAGCGGCTCGGCGACCTGCTGCGCGGGCAGCTCATCGTCGACGCCCACGACGACTTCGACGCTTACATGCAGGCCATGGAGTTCGACCGTCCCCCCGAGCAGCGGTTCTGGCTGCCGAGGCGACGCCAGCTCATGCCGCTCTGCCAGGGGATACAGCGGCTGGAGGACGACCCCAACGAGCGGATGCTCATAGTGTCCTGCCCGCCCCGCGTCGGCAAGTCGACCACCTGCATCATGGGCCTCAACTGGCACATGGGCCGCCACCCGCTCGACGCCAACCTCATGACGGGCCACTCCGACAAGCTCACCAAGGGCTTCTACGGCGAGTCGAAGTCGATGATGACCGAGGAGCGGTACAACTACCACGAGATATTCCCCGAGTCGCCCTACGTGTGGGACTCCTCGGAGGACGAGGCGATAGCCCTTCGCGCGAGGCGGCGGTTCCCCACCCTCACGTGTCGTTCCATCGAGGGCACGCTCACGGGCGCGGTCGAGGTCGGCGAGCACGGCTGGCTCTATGCCGATGACCTCGTGGAGGACCTGGAGGAGGCCATGAGTCCCGCCCGCCTCGACCGGAAGTGGGGCGCGTTCGTCAACCAGGCCTACGACCGCCGCAAGGACGGGACCAAGATACTCATGGTCGGCACCCGCTGGGACGTGGCCGACCCCGAGGGACGGATGCTCGACATGCACCGTGGGGAGCCGGGCTACCGCGAGCTGGTGATACCCGCGCTCGACCCGTCGACGGGTGAGAGCAACTTCGAGTACCAGTACGGGCTGGGGTTCTCGACAAGTTACTATATTGATATGAAGAGGATGACCGATGATGCGACGTGGTGCGCCAAGTACGAGGGTGCGCCGTACGTCCGTCAGGGACAGCTCTTCCCGCCCGACCAGTTGAGGCGGTTCCTGTCCATGCCCTCCGACCCACCCGACGCGGTGGTGGCCGTGGCAGACACCAAGGACCGGGGCATCGACTTCTGCGTGATGCCCGTGGCCTACGTGTACGGCCAGGACTGGTACATAGGCGATGTGGTGTGTGACGATGCGGCCCCCGAGCTGGTGCGCGAGAGGCTGGTCCAGTGCCTCATGCGCAACGGCGTGCAGCAGGCCAGGTTCGAGAGCAACTCGGCGGGCGGCGCGACGGCCCGTGAGGTGTCGAACATGCTCGTCGCGCGGGAGGGCCAGACCGCCATCACCACCAAGTACACGAGCAGCAACAAGGAGACGCGCATACTGGCCGCCTCCCCCTGGATTATGGAGCATTGCCTGTTCCTCGACGAGTCCGAGGTCAAACCGGGGTCCGACTACTCGCGGTTCCTGTCCCAGCTCACGAGCTACGCCCTCCAGGGCAAGAACCGCCACGATGACGCGCCGGACGCCCTGTCGATGCTGTCCGAGTTCGCGTCGCGCAAGCGCAAGGCCAAGGTGCAGGCCGTGCGCCGCCCCTTCTGAGCGTAAGACCGATACGTTTCACTTCTTATGGAGTGCGAAAGTCTACGGGTGGGGGACGCCGCCCCCAATCGCTCGGAGACCCTCCCCGTCCCTCCTTCGGGGAGGGTGCGGGCGAGACGTTCGGAGGAGGGCTAAACCTTGGCAGAGGACACGACCGACAGCACGACCACACCCGTCGCGGAGGCGCAGCCCGTCCCCGTCACGTACGACGGGCGGCATCGTCTGCTCACCTCCAACACCGACATCAACAGGACCAACATCCTTGAGGTGCTCGACATCGCGCTCGGCATCCACAAGACGAACGCCATGGACGAGGACTGGCTGTGGCGCTACTACAAGGGTTGGCAGCCGATTCTGGACAGGACCAAGGATGTCCGGCCCGAGATTTGCAACAGGGTCGTGGAGAACCGGGCCAACCAGATAGTGTCCTTCAAGGTCGGCTACCTCGTGGGCGAACCCGTCGTGTACACGGCTCGTTCCGGGGCCGACTCCGAGGCGTCCGGCGAGGCCGATGACGAGATGTCCCGCAGGGTCCAGAGACTCAACGACATGATGGTTGCCGAGGACAAGGCGGCCGAGGACCGGGACCTCGTACAGTGGCAGATGGTGTGCGGCACGAGCTACAGGCTCGTGCTTCCCGACAAGGACCTGAACACCCGACCCGATGATGTCCCGTTCGAGATTCACACCCTCGACCCCCGCCACACGTTCGTGGTCTACTGCAACGACGTTGCCAAGGAGCCTGTGCTCGGCGTCACCTACGTCAAGGACGAGCAGACGAGCCGAGAGATATATTCCTGCTACACGGACACCACCATGTTCACGATAACCAACCATCAGATAGTCAGCGAGCAGCCACACTCCCTCGGGGCGATACCCATCGTGGAGTACCCGGCGAACCCCGAGCGCATGGGTTGCTTCGAGGCGGTCCTGCCGTTGCTCAACGCGATAAACCTCATGGAGTCCAACCGGCTCGACGGGGTGGAGCAGTTCGTACAGGCGTTGATGGTGTTCAAGAACGTCGACATCGACGCCAAGAACTATCGGGAGATGCTGGCCCTCGGTGCCATCAAGATAAACTCCGCCGAGGGGGTCGACGGGAGCGTGGACATGCTCGTCTCGACCCTCGACCAGGGCCAAACGCAGGTCCTTGTGGACAACCTCTACAGCACGGCCCTCGACATATGCGGGATGCCTCGCAACCAGGGCGGCGGCGCGTCGACCTCCGACACCGGGGCCGCCGTCATGCTCAGGGACGGATGGAGCCTCGCCGAGACCCGTGCCAAGGACAGCGAGCTGACCTTCAAGCGCAGCGAACGACGGTTCCTCGGCATCGTGCTCGGCATCTGTGACACGGCGGAGCACCTCAAGCTGTCCCAGCGGAACGTCGACATCAAGTTCACCCGCAGAAACTACGAGGCCATACAGAGCAAGGCCCAGGTCTTCTCGACGCTCATGGGCGTTGCCGGGCTGCACCCGAGGCTCGCATTCGAGTACTGCGGCCTCTTCTCGGACCCCGAGACCGCCTACGCGGATTCCAAGTCCTACTCCGAGGCCAAGGCCGCGACGGCCCAGGCCTTGTTCGCATCACCACAGGGGAACGACGCCGGAGACGGCGATTCCATAGCGGGCGACGGCGCATCCGTCGCAGGGGGAGCGGACGCGACCCGCGATACCAAAGCGAACCCGACCGAAGGGACTGGAAATGGCAATGACTAGGGAAGATGTCAGGGCAATCCTTGGCGAGACCGCCACGGACGAGGCCATCGACGCGATTCTGAACGCTCACTCCAAGGACATCGGAGGCTTCAAGGGCCAGCTCGACAGGCTCAAGGCGACGAACGGCGAACTTGCCGCAGCGAACGCCGAGTACGAGAGGGCCAAGGCCGAGAACATGTCCGAGCAGGAGAAGTGGCAGGCCGCGCTCGACAAGGCCAACTCCGTCCAGGCCGACTACGCCAAGCGTGTGGCACGTCTCTCGGCGGGTCAGGTCCTCGCAGGGGCCGGGGTCGCGGACGAGTCGGCCAACGCGCTTCTCGACGCCTTCGACTTCTCGGACGAGACGCAGGGCAAGACGGTGGCCGAGGCCATCGCGGCGTTGCTCAAGTCCACGGTGGCTACCACGGAGGAGACGGTCCGCAAGGAGATTCTCGCGGGTACCCCACGCCCCCCTGCGGGCGATGACCCCGACGCGCTCCCCAAGACCTTCGCCGAGTTCAGCAAACTCCCTGACAGCAAACAGATTGAGCTTAAGAGGCAGGACCCCAGCATCCTCTCCAAGCTCGCCTAAACGAAAGGATTCACAATGCCTGGTACATTCGGTGGTTTTCCGTTCGATGAGGAGATTTTCAACCGCACTTGGCAGTCCGTGCCCGACCTCGTGTCCACGGCTCTTCTGACCTCCGGTGCCATGGTCGAGGACTCCGCAATCGCCTCCCAGATTGCAGGTGGCTCCAACACCTACACCACACCCTTCTACGGCCTTCTCGCCCAGAACGCACCCGAGAACTACGACGGCGCGACCGACATCAAGACCGACACCCTCTCCGGTACCAGCGAGTCCGGCGTCGTGTTCGGCCGTATGCACGGTTGGTCTGCCGACCAGTTCGTTGGTGACTTCGGCACGGGCGTGAACCCCATGGGTGCCATCGCAGGCAAGGTCGCGGGCTATTGGAGCCACTACCGTCAGAACACCATCATCTCTATCCTTGAGGCCGTTCTGGGCGTCTCCGGCATGTCCACCCATACGGTCACGGCCGCCTCCCTCACCGCCACCACGGTCTCCGATGCCGCTTGCAGCATCTACGGTCAGCACAAGGACCAGCTCGCCCTCGCCATCATGCACTCCAACGTCGCCCAGGCCTTCGAGGACATGGAACGGGTCGAGTATCTCAAGCAGACCGACGCCAACGGCATCCAGCGTGCCCTGCCCATCTATCAGGTGAACGGTCTCACCGTCATCGTGGATGATGGCGTCGGTGGTACCGCAGCCGTGACCGACCCCTCCACGGGCAATGTCACGACCCCCGCCACCTACAACACCTACCTCCTTGCCAACGGGTCCCTCAGGCATGCGTCCGCCCCGGTCACTCAGCCCGTCGAACTCTTCCGTGACCCCAAGACTCGCGGCGGCGTCGACATGCTGTTCACCCGTGAGCGCGAGACCATCCATCCCAACGGCTTCTCCTACAAGCTCCCGGCCAGTTGCGTGTCCCCTACGGACGCCCAGCTCGCGGCCAAGGGAAACTGGTCCCTCGTGGCCGATGCCGCGGCCGTGCCCATCGCCAAGCTCATCACCCCCGGGTTCGCGGTCTAGGCCCGGCCATGAGCGACGCGGAGAAGATAGTCGAGGTCAAGCTCTCCTGCGGGGAGGAGGTCACCGATGCGTTGGTGGCCTCCGCCCTCGCGCGGGCCAAGGACACCATCCTCGCCCGTCGATTCCCCTTCGTGGCCGACCCCTCGGCCTGCGAGTGGCCCACCCGCTACGACTCGCTCCAATGCGAGATAGCGGCGTTCCTCATCGGCAAGCGCGGGGCCGAGGGCGAGACATCCCACAAGGAGAACGGCATCGACCGCGTTTGGGCCACGGACGGCATCCCCACGTCCATGCTCAGGCGCGTCATACCGTTCGCGGGAGTCCCTGATTGACGTGCGGTGCATGGAGCGCAACAAGCGACCCGTGTGGCTCGTCCGTGACCTCGGACAGGTCGAGACCGTTGACGCCGAGGGGCACAGGACGGGCCATCACGCCCAGACCTGGGCCGCCCCGGTCCTTCTCATGACGAACTGGGCCGTCTCCGGTGGCGACGCCGCCAGCAGCCCGTTCGGTACCGACGCCCAGTACGACCTCTCGCTCGTCCTCGACAAACAGATTGTGACAGAGGGCGACAGAGTGTATCTGGGGGAGTGTCCGAAGAACGGTTCGCCCGAGGACGCCTACGAGGTGGTGAAGGTCGCCCCGAGCCTCAACTCGGTCGCGGTCGGCCTCACCGCCGTGAAGGGGCGGGTCTGACATGCCTACCTTTACTATCAAACTATCAACCGATTCCCTCGCGGGTCTGCAAGACCAACTGAACGAGTACGCCCTCCACGTGGGTGCTGCGACCAGACAAGCGGCTTTGGAGGTCGCCAAGGCAGGCGCCGAG